AAAAAATAGTTCTTTTAAAAGTAAACGAAAATATTTTTTATCCAATTTTTGATAAGCGTTTTCAAGGTTATGAATTTATAAATGAATCTTCCTATGGTCCTGCTAGTCTTGCAAGTCCTGCTAGTCTTGCAAGTCCTGCTAGTCTTAATGAAAAAACTCTTATTTCAATGCCAAAACCAGAATTACTAGAAATTGCATTTAAGTATAATATTGACACTACAAAACAAGGTAAAACAAAAACAATTACAAAAACTAAAAATGAAATTATTGCAGATATTTTAAAACATGTTTGTAAAAAATGATTATTTTGTAAGATTATACTATATAGGTACTAATGGAACAAGAATCCTTTTTTACGTACTTGAAGCAGTCTTTGGAAGAGTTGTTTAACAATTGTCGAATACAAATGACATCTAGTGATGACAGAATTATCAATGAGCTAGAATTTCGATGTCGTAACAAACGGTTTGGAAACAGTTACATAGAATTTCAAAACATTATTGATTATTGTAGACACAGAGGGTTTGAAGAATTTCAAAAATGTAGCCTTGATATACAGTTTAATGATGTTAATATTGTTTCTGAAAATTCAGATAAAATTGCGAATACTAGAATAAGTATTCCAATTAATTCCAATAACGATAATTTTAAATCATACTGTGTTTCTGATAATGTCGATGGATTAAAAGATGTTTCTTATGAAGTAAAAAGAAGAATAGCAAATGTCGATTTTAAAGATTTATCTTTTATACGTTTGTCTGCATCCAAAGAAACTGTTATGATACCTAGTGAAAACTTATTACCTAATAATGTTAAATTAAGTGAAATAAACAGTTTTATTAAGTCTTCTAGTACAGTGAAATTTTACAGACTTAAAAAGCGATACAGTTTCAAGGTAGTATTACCAAATGCTACATTATTAAGAATTGATTGTACCTCTGTACAGGAAAATAAAGGTACAAGTTTTAAAAATTCTAAATTAAAAGAAAGTGACATTGTTTATGAAATTGAATTAGAATATATTGGTAACATAGACATTGATAATATTAATTTTTTACTATCAAACACTGAATTATCAACTATTCTTTATGACATAGCACGTGTTTATCGTGATGACAAATATCTTATTGTTAATGATAAGCTATATAAAAACGTAATTTCATCGTATATAAATATTTTTTACCGAGGAAAAGACTTACAAGACGTAATAAATAATCCATTTAAATATTTCATAGGCACTGATATAACTGTTATTGATCGGTCACATGTGTTATTGAAATCAAACAAAACACATTTGGTAAACAAAAAGTATTCGGTGTCTTTGAAAGCAGATGGACAACGTTATTTGTTGTTTATTATTGGTGGTGATACCAACTTGTATTTAATTAATAATAAATTGCAAGTTAAAGTTATTGGAAAATTACAATTACAACTGCCTAATAGCTCTTATTATTTGTTCGATGGTGAATTAATAAAGACTAAAGCATTTAATAAATCAACGTTTATGGTGTTTGATACAATATATTACGATAAAAATGATACACGTAAATCCGTGTTTGATGAAAGAAAAAAGTTTTTTGAAAAAATAGAAAAAAAATTTAAAACTGACGGTGTTGATTTAAAAGAAATAAATTATGTTAAACTCGATAATATGGAGTCTTTTAAACTATTTTTAGATAAAAATACAAAAATCATAGACTATGAAACAGATGGTTATATTTTTACCCCAACTGGACAATACCCTAGTAGTATGAAAGATAAAGATAATTTAAGATTAAAATGGAAACCTGTTAGTATGCAATCGATTGATTTTAAATTAATATTTAAAAAAAATAAAAATAAATATGAAATACGCGAAACATTAAAAGATACCTACGACGAGCATAATAACCTTGTTGAAAGAAAAAAAATAAGAATGATACGAGCTACTCTCATGTGCTTAAAACGCAAAAATGAACTCGAATACAAATACGTTGAATTTGAGCCACACAAAAGTATTAACATCGGATATATTGATTTACCTGTTAGTCAAAATGACAAGCCGTATTTTAATAAAAAGATTATTCAAGACGGTTCAATAGCAGAATGTATATTTGTTGAAAATATTTGGAAAATATTACGTATAAGACACGATAAAATACATCCAAATGGAATTGGTACCGCTAATTCAAATTGGAACTTAATTTCGGATCCTATTAATGAAAGCGACCTAGAACTCGGTATTTCTGATAAAAAAAATGAATTTGTTATTGAAGAACCAGTAACACTTATTGAAGACATAGAAATAAACGAATTACCATTACCATTAAAACAAAAAAAGAAATTTACAATGAAAAAAATAAATGAAATAGAAGAAAAAGAAGAAGTATTAGCTATTAAACGGTTTAGTTTTAAAAAGAAACAACAAGACAATATTCCTAATGTTGGTCCACTTGGTCCACTTGGTCCGCTTGGTCCTCTTGGTCAATCGGGTCCACTTGGTCCGCTTGATCCGCTTAAAAGTAATAATTACACTATACCTAAAGGTATTCCAAAAGTTTTAGAACCTACTAGTCTCGAAGGTTATATGCTTAGTCTTATAAACCCAGAAGAAAAAATAGAAAACATTAGTTACGAAACCATGAAAGAAAAACTAATAATAAGTAATTACGTTAAACCATATGTTTTTAAACAATATAACACATATATAAAAGATGTTTTTAACCAGCTAAAATCGTAATGTAAAATTATTTTATACTTTATAAAGTATAATAATGTCGTCTTTTGAAAATATTCAAACCACATTTAATAATGCACTGAATAAAATTGAAAATGGATTACAATTAATGTTTACCGATACAAAAGAAAAATTTGATCAAAATAAACCCAAAAATAATATTTTTAATTACGTAAACAGTATAAATAACGACGAGTTATTTATTTATTTACTTTTAATAGCAGCAATAGTGTTTATAAGTAGTACAGTTGCAATTAATAGTTCTGTTATAATAGGATTAATAGCAGCATTTATAGTAATTTATTTTTTGAGAGAGCGTAAAATAGCGTTAGGAGATAATTTTGAAATGGAACACGAAAACAAACTTGAACACGATATATTTTCAACAGCAAAAAATATGCACATTGATGCTTCAATTATAGATTTGCTTTTTAGCATAAAAGAATACAAAAATTATAATCCAGAAGTATTTGTGCTATTAACAAAACATATTGATAATTTACTTCGCATTGAATCAGATCTTGAAAAAGGAACAATGTATCCGTATCATATGTTTGATATAGCAAAAACATTTCATAAAAAGACGTTAAACGCTGTTCATTCTATGATCCATAGTATTCCTTATAGTAGAAATAGTGATAAAAAGCATACTAAAATATTAGAAGAATTTAATATATTATTAGCAAAACATATGTCTAAAATAAAATATTTAGCAGATAAAATAGATGCAACTACACCAATAAATACAGCAAGCAGACCAAAGTACGATGATAAAGTATCGGGTCAAGACTCTATATACGAGCAAAATTATGAATTTTTTAACTAGTTAATTCTTTTTCAAACTTTTTAATATCTAATTGTGGTAATAGTGGTTCACATTCCCATAATAATTTTTTATTAATCGTGCATAATTCAAAGTTATGAGGATAATATTTAGAATATTTTATCATAATCGATCGAAGCTTTTCTGGTAACAACATTATACTTTTTGGTGGCATAATATACAATAACTGCACATCAACACTTAGCGGTGTTGTTTCTTTAAGAATAAAATTAGGGTTTAATGTATTGTCTTTTAAATGTTTTAATAAATCTGACATACATGGAACGTACTTGGAAGTATAATGCCAACGCCAATCAATGCATTTATCTGTGTAATAACATAGAGACCAAGCCATACCATTACAATAATCTTGACAACCTTCAAGTATATCAATTTCTTTGCAATGTAGTTCTTTTAAATACCGCGTTTTCCAGCCATTTGTACCAAATCGAACTTTGTCTTCATATTTATGCTCTATGTAATTATAATTTTCTATTTCTTCTTTGTAATTTGAAGGAATTTTTTCTTTGTAATTTTTAATTCTTGAAATACGTTTGTTTGTTATTTTTGAAAATTGTTCATTTTCTTTTTCAGAAATCATTTCAATAATTTGCAAAAAATTTTCATAAACAATTTTATTTTTATTTATAATATTTGCAAAACTTTTTGACTGTCTTAATTGTTTATAACACTCTAGTACTATTTCTAATGCACCTTCTCTTATTAGCATTGACGGTATATGTGGTAAAAAATCATTACCGTGCAAAAAACATAAATATGCATAATCAATAATAGTTTTTTGAACATAATGCGAAGAAATTACTTGTGTTTTTTCATTATCGGAAACTAAATTATTATGCAAATAAATTCGCATTTCCGGAATTTTTACAAAATAATATGGACAACCATTTTCCGGATTTTTTTCAAAAAATGTGCTTTCTCGAAACAACATACAATTTTTTTTGTAATTTAGTAAGCATAAAAATATTAAATCTGCATCAAGTCCATAAACAACTGCATTTTCAGTGTTGTTGCTTCGTAAATGTTCCATTATCTTGTGTTCTCCTTCTCCTGGTTGCGAAGAAGGATTAACAATAACTTCACAATTTGGCAAGGTATAATCCAAGTTGTCTATGGACTGCATAAATTGTGTCCCTGGACTTATCATATTAAAATCATTTGTTTCAATAGGCATATTGTATTTTTCTTGCAATTCGTTGTGTATAATTCGGTCAACTGCACTGCGATAACGACGCTTTCGTTGTTGGTCCATTTTGGATAATGGAACAACTCCATCAATAGCAATATATATTAATTTTTTTGGCTTAATATAGTTTACGATTTCATGATAATAATCAAGCACGCTTTGAAACATTTCTTGTTGTGACATATTTATACGCTTTTTACACGCTGGATGAATAAGACAATTGAAATCTAGATACAAAACATTACAATCATACATGTATTTTGTTGTTATTAGTTCGTTTTTGTGTTCTCGGTATAACCAAGCAAAATAACTCGGTACACCCATTTGTTACAAAAAATAATTGCAATCATTTTTCACATTAAAATTGGCAATTATTTTTTGACAACTTTTTTCTTCTTCTTTAAATTTTTTAAATCGCACATTTCTAGTGTCATTTTCCCAATGGTGATTTGTAACTGCAAACAACTGTATTGATTTAGATAAAACTTGTATTTGCATTATTTCTGGGTAATTTGCTATTTTATCGTGCGAATAATAATAAATATTTTTTTCATTTTCAATAGGTGTTATAAGGCTCATAAATACTGCAAGTGATTTATTATTGCATTTAAAAGGAAAAAGCCTGTTGTCTTTTTCAATATGAATGTAAATACCGTTAGATAAATGATAACAAGATTTTTCATTTATTTTACTTCGTCGTGCGTATAAAATTTTTTTAAAAATTAAATTGGCATCTTTGTTTATCATGTCGTCGTCATCAATACGTGTAGTACATAAAAATTTTTTAGTCTTGTAATCTACATAAGGCATTATCCAATCATTACTTTCAAAAGTGTCTTTTTTATTCCATGTATGTAAAGTAATAAAATTATAATCTTTTGTTAAATCTGTAAGACGTGTTTTCCAGTTAATTGGTAAGTTTTCATCAATAATTATTATTATTTTGTAATCTATTAAAGATTGTTGTAATAAAGAGGGTAAACAAAAAGTTTCAAACAATTTAAACCTGTATTCAAGACGTTCATTACACAATAACGAATTTATTTTTTTTAAAAACTCATCACGATTCAAAATAACCGAAAATCGGATTATAACAAGATGTTCTACCATAGAAAGAAACACTTTTTCGTCATTTGTAATAGATTGTTCTTTTAATTCGTAATAGTATCTCATTTATAGTAGTAGCTATTTTTAAAAAGACTATAAAAAGCACAATATGCAAATATTGGTTAAATCTGCTTCAAAATTAAATAACGAAGAACTTAACTGGATAAATTCTGTTGTTTCTGAAAATTTTAATAAACCTCTGTTAAATCAAGATCTTTTAAATTCTCTAAAATATACAAAGTCGCTGTGGTTTATATGCTTTATAAAAAATAAAAAAATGGGATTGGCTTCTTTGAGAGACATAGAAGAAGATAACCTGACAAATATTTGTATATTACCGGAATATAGAAACAACGGGTATGGATCTATGTTAATAAACAATGTTATTTTATTTTACAGAGAGCATAAAAAGTCGTTAAATAATATTACTTTAACAGTAGATAAAAATGACAGTTTTCTGGTTGAATTATATACCAGAAAAGGTTTTGAAATTTACAAAACTAGTGATATACAGCATTATATGGAGTTTAAAAATAAAAAGTCATATTTCGTTTAAGTTTGTAGTTAAGAGGTATTACTTGGTTGTATTGGTTATATAGCTCACTTATTTGTTTATCTGGACTACGATATGTATTTAGTTTGTTTACTATATTTGAAAGTGGTTCATCATGCATTATATCAATAGTATATTGCTTTACAGGATCGTCTTTTTTTATTAAAATAAGTTGTAATTTATTCATAATTAATATATTTTATTTTATTTTATTTTTATGCGTAGTTATGCTGCATAAATTTCCTTTTTAAAAATATCAGGATGGAAAACACAAATTATAAAGTTTTATTGCAAATGATTTGTATTTATAATGCACTTAATGATGGTTGGACAGTAAAAAAGACTGGACCAAACAAATACGAATGCGAAAAAGAATTAAAAAAAATTAATTCCGATGTATTTATGGATCAATTTGTAAAAGAATTTTTAAAGTATATAATTTCAAAAAATAATGCTTTTACCAATCAGGACTAAATAGTTTTGCAAGTCTTTCAATACTGCATATACCCTGTTCTTTTCTTAGAGTTACATAAGACATACATAGTACCAAATCTTCTGCAATTAAAGAAACCGATTTCGAATTATCAAAATATTTTTTGAAAAAATCTATAAATTTTTTTGAAAGATTTTTTGAATCTGCATTGTAAATAATTATATCAAAAGTTTCTGGCAAAATCTTTTCTAAATTTAAAAATTTATGAACGTTAACTAACGTCACATTTATATCCTCTGTTTTAGAAATATATTGAGTAATTTCTGGTAGGTTTGGATATATATAATACGCCTTTTCATCGTATAAAAACGAAGATTTGTAAGCTACTCCACATTTAATTGATATACATAAACCAGTCTTATTTACATAAAGTCGTGCAATATTACAACTAGTAATGCATTCCTTTTCTTGGAGTTTAATAAATCCAGAACATAAAAACAAACTGTCAATGTATTCCATCATATCGTAGGTACGCGTTTCACAAGATTCACAAGATTCACGAGTTTCACAAGATTCACGAGTTTCACAAGATTCACAAGATTCACAAGTTTCAAGACACGGGATTATTTCATTTTCATAGTTATTTTCAACACAATTTTTGTATTGTTCTGGATCGTTATCGATTAAACCCTGTAGTGTTTTTATACTTATTGTATTCATTTGACACTCTAGTAATAGCAATCATTTTTTATATAGAAAAACATAATATAAAGTCTAAATGTCTTGGAATGAAAAATATACTCCAGTAACATTAGATAAAATAGTAGGAAATAAAAATGCTATTAACGAGATAACACACGTTATAAACAATAAGGAAAAAACACCGATAATGTGTTACGGTAAAACAGGTCTCGGTAAGAGTACAATAGTATCAATAATATTTAAACAACATAAATACAGTATAAAGCTAATAGATTTAAATAAAAATAAAAAAAATGTATTTGAAGTATTAACTAATTCGCTGTTTAGTAAAAATATTGAATCTTATTTTACAAAGGAGAAAAAGACAGTATATTTAATAGACAATATGGAAACTATTAAGCATGAAAAAGATCTTAATCAAATCGTTGAATTTATTTTTCAAAAAAAATTAAATGAAGACGATATTATGGTGTGTATAACAAATAATTTTGATCAATTGGACCAGTGTAAAAATTTTAAGCATATCGAGTTTAAAAATATTGATAACAATGACATAGCAAGACTAGTTAACAGAATAAAAAACAAAGAAAATATAAAAATTAATAAAAAAGACACTGAATTAATCATTGAAAATTGCGAAAATAATTTTAATAAAACAATCAACACTGTGTACCAGTTATATTTGTTATATGGAACAAATATATCATCTTCTAATATTAACGAATTTTTTAAAAAGAAAAACAGGTCATCCAATATAAAACACAATCGACAAGATACATTATTAGAAATTTTTGATAAGAATATAACAGCAAATAACTGCATAATTAAATTTAATAAAGATAAAAGTATGCTTCCTATGCTAGTAAATGACAATTTTTTAAGTTTCTTTTATAATTCGAGTGATCCATTACTGAAAAAGCTATTTATAATGAAACAGTGTACTAATTATATTATGCTTGGGGATATATGCGACAAGCTTATTTATAATCAAAATAACTGGTCAAACCAGTATATCCATTGCCTTCTTTCGTGTTATTTTCCTGCCAATTACGTCAATAAAATGAATTATACTGTACCAGATGATCTTAGTGTATCAAAAACACTTGGTAAGTATTCACGCTATAGAACAAATATCAAAAATATTATTACTATTTTTGAACAAATAAATGGACCAAAGTTTTATAGCATTGATGATGTACATCATATTTCAAATACTATTTTGTATAGCATATACTCGAAAGAAACAAATAACAAATTATTAAATATTGATTATGGAGTTAATATGCTAATAAAACACAACATGGACTATACGTTTATTGATAAGTTGCAAAAAATAGATATATTAAATAAAAATAAGTACAGAATAAAAAACAAAAATAAAATAAAAAAAATATACATTGATCAAAAGACTTACAAAGATACATTAATATAAACAAATGGAAGAAAACTTTGATCCAGTTTATGGTGAATCTATCTTATATAATGAAGAATTCGATTGTATATGGAAAGACGATTACATGGAGGCAATGCAAGACAAAATTTTAACAGCAAAATACATAAAAAAAGGTTCTTCGTGCAATTTAAAACGACTAAAAGAAAAAATTAAAAAAAATAAGGACAATATCGAGTTTATAGGTTCTGGTGCTTACGCATCAGCATATATGATAGACGAAAATAATACCGAATATGAACACAATACATATGTTGTTAAAAATTGCGCATATCAAGAAGACGAACACATAAATGACATAGAAGAAAATGTTAACTGTGAAGTACGTATGATTAAACACTTAAATAATTTTATATTCAATAGTATAAGTCCCCATATTCTTCTTTATATCAAACATGCACAATGCACAGCATGCAATAATCCATCAATGCGTATTGTTACTGAAGTATGCAGGTCAAATGTAGAAGAATTATCAAATGAAGAGTGGCCTTATTTAAAAAATATGGATATAATTATTTTTCAAGTTCTTTATACACTGCATTGTATTCAGTCGGTTTACCCAGAATGGCGTCATAACGATTTAAAAATCGATAATGTTTTTATTGACAAAGTAGCAGAAGATGACTACTATTACAAGATACAAAATAAATTTTTCAAAATATCTACTGATATGTTTGCTAAAATTTCGGATTTCGGTTTGGCTCATTTGCCAAATATTATTATCAATAAAGCAGTTTATCCAAATCCTGAATTAGACTGGGATCCAACCACAAATGGAATGCGTCCAACACAAAATAGGTATTACGATATGCATATGTTCTTAAATGAAATAAACATAGAATACGTAGACGATTACGCAAAAAGCACGCTCGATACCAACATGGTAAATTTAATAAAAGATATGCTACCAGACCAATACAGAAGTGATGTATATGTCAAAGGTAATAAATTAAAAACAAACAAAAAAACGGCACTTAGTGAACACTGTTTATTAGAAGACATAGAATACAAACAACCAATTGATGCTCTTATGAATTATTTTGGTCATTTTGAAGTTTCATGTGATAGTATACCCGAAGATGCTAATATTTTTAGTTTGAATTAAGCAGCACAGAAAATGCATTTTCATGCTTCTTTTTAACTGGTTTATTTATATTTTCATAAAATTCTTTAACTGCATCATCGCAGTATATTTTTGAAAAGTTTATATTTTTCAAGAATAGACCATCTAGTGATCTTACTCGACTTAGTGTTACATAAATCTGCGAAGGTAAAAATACATTTCCTAAGTCTGTTACTACATAATCAAGCGTCATTCCTTGGCTTTTATGTACTGTAACAGCCCATGCCAATCGCAATGGAATTTGTGTTCGAGTTACACTGTACGTTGTCATTTCGCTACTTTGTTGATATGGTGTTATAATTTGCTCTATGCCATGGCGAAATAAAACACGGGGATTTCCATTTACAAACCCCGTAATAATACCACGTGACCCATTTGCAAGTTTTGTATCCATATCGTAATTGACAACAAGCATAACCTGACAATCAATACACAATTCTAGATTATCTACTAGCATAGAGCTCTTGTTTATAAACTCAATTATTTTTTCATAGCTTTTTCCAGTCTTTAATATTATGTCTTTTTCGCGGTTATAAACTTTATCGACACATTTGAAAAGTATAGAGCTATTTTCCTGTTTTAATTTTTCGATTTCTTTTTCATTAATAGACGATACTTGTGCATTAGTGGGATAAATGCATGTTGGTATTATTCCATTTTCATATTTTATTTTTTTTATGCGTTGTTTTAGCAGCATAATATGTTCGTCACTTATATAACCAAGCCTTATTTCATTTAATAATGTCTGAAATATAGTATTGTCTTGTCGAAATATTTTAGTAAGCAAAATATTGTGAATATTTCCTTGCCATAGTTCTGATTGGAAACAATAATCAGTGCTTTTTACTGGTGGTAATTGACAAAAATCACCACAGAAAATAAGTTGTATTCCTCCAAAAAAAGTTTTGCGATTTCTTATTTTTTGTGCTATATAGTCAAGCTTTTCAAAAAGTTCAAGAGTAAGCATAGAAACCTCATCAATTATTAAAACTTTTACACTGTTCCATCGCTCTCTGTTTTTAGAAACTTTGCGCACATATTTATACAAATGCTCTGAATCACCATTTCCGATTCCAATTCCAGCCCAACTATGAAGTGTTCTCCCTTCTGGTAAAAGAGTAGCAGCAACACCAGTCATAGCAGTTATTGCAACTTGTTCTTTTTCAAATTTACTTAATTTATTTATTAAATTATTTAGTAAAAATGTTTTGCCACAACCTGCTGGTCCAGTAATAAAAATATTTTTTCCTTTTTCAAAACATTCTATAACATATTCTTGTTTTTCAGTAAGAACTTCTTCCATTATATAATACTATAAAAATATAAATCATTTTTAAAATAAAAATTAAATTGCTTAAAAATATACAGCAACTGTAGAGTATATGAGTGAAAAAAAGGCTGAAGAAAATCAACTTAGTGTAAGTCCATTGGAAGTTATCTTAGGATCAATCGATCTTGCTACTTCCCGTGGTGCATTCAGAATGCAAGAACTTCAGTTAATTTCTCAAGCTTATGCGATGATTACGCAAACACCTGTTAAAGAACAAGCTGGACAAGCTGGACAAGCTGGACAAGATGGACAAGCTGAAGAAGCCGGATCTAGTGAACAGGGACAGGGACAAGGACAAACTCGTCAAGTAAGTGAACTAGAAAGAGCAATTCAAGGTATTCTTGCTCTTAGAAAGTAAAAAATTTTAAGTTTTTTTTGTATCTATTTGATATATGGAATCAAATATGGAAAATATGGAAAATATGGAAAATAACGGCGGGGATTATGTAACACAATTATTGAAAAAAATATACGAAGAAAGTGTACGTGCTACCGAACAACGTGTATTTCAAAAATATTTTAATGACACATTGTTTAACTCATTGTTAGTTTCGGTTTTTTGTATAGGTCTTATTCTTCTTTCAAACAGATTTATACCAGTAAACTTTATGGGGTATACAAATGTACAACCATGGCTTTCTATTGCTATTTTAGCACTTTGTATGTGTTATTTTGCCTATTCGTATTATAAGCTAACGCGCACACAAAAGAAAATTAACAAAGTGCGTAAATAAACTAGAGCAATTTTATTTTTTAACTTAAATGACTACCAATGCTGGTTCATCTAAGCAACCCGAAATTGATTTTAAAGTAAAAAAGTTTGATATGAATATGGTAGGTGATAACAAAGTAATTCTTTTTATTGGAAAGCGTGGAACAGGTAAATCAACATTAGTACTTGATTATTTGTATCATAATCGAGATTTTCCTTGCGGTACTGTTATTTCTCCAACAGATGAATTTAATGAAACTTATAAACCGCATATTCCTAGTATTTTTGTATACGACGAATATACACCAGAGTTAGTAGAAAAATTTCTTTCAAGACAGCGCATTATGGTTAAGCGTACTTTGAAAGAACGAGAATACAAAGACATGGATCCACGTGCATTTCTTATTTTTGATGACTGTTTATATGATAATAAGTCATGGATTAATGACCGAAATATAAAATGGATTTTTATGAATGGTCGACACGGTAAAGTTACTTTTATTATTACAATGCAGTATTTGCTTGGTATTCCTCCTGGTCTTAGAACGCAAGTAGATTATCTTTTTATTTGTAAAGAAACTAAGTACAACAATAAGAAAAAAATGTACGAACATTATGCAGGTATGTTTCCTAATTTTGAAATGTTTAATAAGGTACTCGATGAATGCACTAAAGACAGAGGGTGTTTAGTAATAGATAACTCTACTAATAATGATAAACTAGAAGACCAAGTATTTTGGTATAAAGCAGATTTACATGATCAATTTAAGGTATGTTTGGACCAGTTCTGGGAAAATAATGACGCTATTGAATCCGGTGCATTTACAACAGGACAGCCCGAAAAGGGTGATTACAGTAGTTTTAATAAAAGTAAGTACAATATCAATGTTACAAAAGAAAAACACAAAACGTATTATTAAATACTCGCTCGTCTATTAATTAAAAAATAAAATAGTTTAATAGAGTAAATGATACAAGACCCACTTGTTCATGATATTCTTGTAACACATATACTTAATGAATTAAAAAACTTGTACAAAACATCGTATAAGCTAAACCCACGCGATTCTATTGTTGTTTTTCAAGTTGCATTAAGAAATATACCAGATATATCCGAAAGCAAACTAGAACAATTGTATGAAGAGTTTTTAAATAAAGTAAAAGAATCAGACAACGATGAAGACTATATAACTCGTATTTTTGAACTTAATTTTAGAAATGTTGTTCGTTACCTTATGGAAACAGACAAAGGTTTCATTGTAACCCAAGAAATACCTATTAGTCTTTTAAATATTTCTGCATCGAACCAACGTATGTTATTCCATTTTTACCTTGAATCTGCAAGAGGAGTATGGACACATGCAAATTTGTTTTCTTTTAAGTATCCAGAAGAAGAGCAGGTAAAAAATCTAGAAACTTTAAAAAATATTGTTCGCAACTCTATTATACGTACTGTTCAAAAGCGTGTCGATCTAAATGAAGTAATGGACTATTACACTAATAAAAAGGAAGAAAAGGAAGAAGAAAATGATGAAAAAGAAAAGGAAGAAGAAAAGGAAGAAGAAAAGGAAGAAAAGGAAGAAGAAGAAGAAGAAGAATTTAAATACCCTGAGGATCAATATGCGTATATTGCTCATGAATTTCATGAAAGCAACGAGGAAGAAGAAGGAGCGGAAGAAGAAGGAGCGAAAGAATCAGAAGAAAGCAAGGAAGAAAATAGTGAAAAAGAAGAAGACGAAGAAGACGAAGAAGAAGAAAAGGAACAAAAAATAAAGAAGCATATAGACGAAGAAAACGTTATGCATATTTCCATACCTTCTAAGTATGCTAGTGAAGAAATAAAAAAATCTAATTCACAAGATTCAAACGATTCACAAGATTCACAAGATTCACAAGATTCACAAGATTCAAACGTTTCAATAAAGTCTAGCAAGTCGAGCAAGTCTAGCACTATAT